ATGGCAATAGAGATAAAAAAGTTTGTTAAAAATGCGATATTAGAAGATAATGGAAGAGGGGATTTATTTTTTGATGTTGCACCAAAAGGTAGATTTACTGCAAGGGTTATAGCTAAAGATGATGGAATAATTGCAGGGGTAAAATATGCAAGGGTTTTAGCTCGTTCTGAAAAATTTGATTGTAAATTTTTATTAAAAGATGGTGATGAGGTTAAAAAAGGTGATGTTATAGCAGAACTAGAGGGTAAAGCTTCAGTTTTATTAAGTAGTGAAAGAACTTTTTTAAATATTTTACAACACGCATCAGGAATTGCAACAAATGCTAATAAATATGCTAAATTACTTAAAGATAGTGATGTGGTACTTTTAGATACTAGAAAAACAAGACCAGGACTTAGGGATTTTGAAAAGTATGCTTCAAGGGTTGGTGGGGCTATTAATCATAGATTAGGTCTTGATGATTGTTTAATGCTTAAAGATACCCACTTAAAAACTATTCCTGATCTTAAAGAGTTTGTAAAAAAAGCTAGAAAAAGAATCTCTTGGGTTACAAAGATTGAGATTGAGTGTGAAACTTTTGAGCAGGTGCAAGAGGCTATGGACGCGGGTGCTGATATTATTATGTGTGATAATATGACACCAGAACAGATTAAAGATGTTTCAGAATTTAGGGCAAAAAGTTATCCCCATATATTACTTGAAGCAAGTGGAAATATAACAGAAAAAACAATAGAAAATTATATTGGTAGTGGTATTGATGCTATTAGTTCAGGTTCTATAATACATCAAGCAACTTGGTTAGATTTTTCTATGAAGTTTGATTAAAAATTTTTAATAACCAAAAGCATAAATGCTTTTGGTTAGTTAGAAAAATTTACATTTATATTCCAACCATTTCCATCTAAAGTATGACTTATTTTATCTATTTGATAAGTTATATTATCTTCATCTTTTAAATTTAAAAAATTTAATTTTGATCCTGTATATATGGGTTTACCATACATTTTAAAAGAACCACTTTTTATACCTTTATTAAGGGTTTCTAGTTTAGCTTTTACTTTTTGTTCTAAATTTTTTTTATCTAAAAAAGTTTCTTGAATATTAAAAATAGGCTCTTTTGAGCCTATTTTTATGGTTTTTATTTTATTCTCTTTTGTATCTTGATATTTTAATATGGCACTTTTATAGTATGTTTTATTGGAATTTTTTATATTTAGGTTTTCACACTCATTAGAATCAATTATTACTTTATTTAAAGTGTTTTTCTCATCCACTCGTAAAAATATTATGGTATTATTTTTTATACTATAAATAGCATTAAAATCCTTTGCTAATCTATTTAAAAACGCCATATCACTTTCATTGGATTGGGATATATAAGGGAAATATACATCATCAAAATCACATTTTGAATCCAAATCATGCTCTTTTGCGATTTTTTCAACCAATTGTTTAATACTAATTGCTTTAAATTCTCTATTTTTTAAAACTTTTAGATTCTTGCTAAAGTTTGTTGCTGTGGCACTTATTGTTAATATATTATTTTTTGACCATGTTGTATTTTGAATTATAAATAAACCACAATAAAACTCTTCTAGCTTCTCTTTATAACCTAAATATAATTTTAATTCATCTTTATATTTAGGTCTTATAAAATCCCCATAAACTTTTATATCTATTTTATCAGCTTTGATTCCACTTTCATCGTGGAAGCTTAAGCTGATTAGGTTTTTATCCATATGTTGTGTAACATCTTTATTATTAGCTATTAATCTAAATTTTGGAGTTAATCCCATAGTGCATTACCTTTTGTTGTTTTTTCAATAATAAAATCAGGTAATATAACAATATCCCCTGCTTGTAAAATAAGTTTATGAAAATATTTTTTATTTAATTCTAATACTTTTTCAAAAACATCTAAGGTTTTATAGTTTTCATATACTATAGTATCTAATCTTTTAGCTTGTGTTACTAAATACTCTTTCATTTAAAATACCTTTTTAAAGTGATATCAAATCCTTGTTTAATAAACTCTCCACTTTTTAAAAATAGTGATTTATCTATAGATAAAGAATCTATTAAAACTTGGAAATGTATATCTTTTTGTACAAACCAAATAGGTTTTTTCTCTTTTGCTATATTTTTTAGCTCCTCTAATTCACTTAGTTTTTTTAATACAAAATAACCAGAAAAGCTTATCTCTTGTTCCCACTTATTAACACTTTGATAGGTGGGATTATTTTGTATTCTATTTATTTTTGAATAATTAAAATTAAACTTTTCAAGAAGTTCTAAGATATTACTATCGGTTTCAAATATTACACTATCTATTTGTGCTAACATTAGTATATATCCTCCATTTTTCTTTCTTTATTATCCTCTTCTATCTCAACTATCGCATCTTTAATTGCTTGTTTTATATCTATTTGATTATCTGGATTATTTATAGTTACATTTATAGTATAATTTTTTGCTGGTGTAATACTAGAATCATTATTTATAACTTTACTATGATTATTTTGTTTTAAAGTTTGCAACTTTTCATAGGGGGTTATATTTAGATTTTGTGTATTTAGTTTATGCTCTGATATAGTACTAGTATTTGCAGCTAAAGTTCCCCCTATCACTAAAGGTGTAATAGCTTTTTTTAAACCTTTAAATTCACTATTATTTATAGGTTTTTGTATTTGTTTTTTATCCTCTGTAAATCCAAAAAAACTACCTATAATACCTATTTTGTCTCCTATCCAAGCAAAAAAGCTTTTAGCATGTTTCCATATATTATTGATTAGATTTCTAAAAGGCTCAAATTTATTATAAAGTAAAACAGCTCCAGCTCCTAATGCAGCAATACCTGTTATTATTAATCCTATAGGATTAGCATTTAGTGCTATATTAAAAAGCCATTGTTTAGCTGTTGCAATTGATGTTACTAAACTAAAGGCTCTTATCTTAGCTCCTATTTTAGATATACTTAGACTAGTTAATAAAAAAGAATTTTTTAAAGTATTCATTACAAAAATATAATCATTTTTAATTGAAGTTGCTAACTTTATGGTACTTGTAAACATTTTAAATCCCCCTATTATACTAGTAATAGTAGGTATAAGCCAAGATACATTATTGTCTATATATGCAATGGCACTTGCTAACTTTGTTAAACCTATTGCAAGTGTATCAATAACTGGAGATAAAGATTTTGTAAGGGTGAAGCTTATATATTTTATAGAATTTTCAATTTTTTGCACCCCATAAGCCTCTTGCATAGTTTTTGCTATCTCTTGTGTTTTATTACTATCCATAGATACTTTTACTTGCTCTTGAGTTTTTCTTAGCTCTTTAATTTTTGGGAGTAATTGATCTATAAATTTTAAGGCATTATCATCTTTAAAAGCATTTTTAAATTGATCTATTTTTGATACTTCTAAATCCCCATATTTATTTTTAATTGTTTCTAAAATTGTTACCATAGGAAGTAGTTTTCCATTTGTATCCATAAAAGTTAAGCCTAAATCTTCTTGGGCACTTTTTGCTTTTTTTAAAAATGCCTTATATCCAGCTGTAGCTTCTTTAGTATCATTAAAAGCATCTTTAGATAAGCCAATTATAGATAACTCTTCTTCTAAGCTTACTCCCATCTTACTAGCTGTATCACCTATACTTGATAATCCATTTATAAGTTCAGTATCATTTAATTTAAAAATTTGTTTTGAAGAGTATATAGCTTGTGTAAATTTTTTACTAAACTCCTTATCACTTGTAAAATCTTTTCTAAAATTTTTATAAGTTAAGCTAAAAGCCTTAGTGATATTTTCAATAGAAGAGTTAGTTGCTATTGCTGTGGTTATAGTCATTTTTGTCATATTTTGTAAACTTTGATCACTAAGCTTATCAATTTGAGACTTTATATTATAACTAGTCTTGATAAATTGCTCAGCTGAGGTTTTAGGAAACTCTAAACTCATTTCATATCCACTTTTAGTAATAGATTTTATAGCTTTTTGAGATACTCCTAAAGATTTTATATTTATTTGTGATTGTAAAATTTCATTGGTATTTTTCATAATGGATAAAAAACCATTTAATGTATCTTTAATAGCTAAAATTGTTGTTTTAGTACCATTTAGTTGCTTTTTTAAATCATCACTATTGTTTGTATCTTTTGAATTTACTAAAGAGTTTCCAAAATTATCCAATTTAAGTGTAGCTTTTTGTGCATTTTTAGATAAAAGATTAATACTTTGTCCTATTTTTGATAAATTTGTATTTGTATTTATAATAGAAGAGTTAAACGATGGAGCTAAAACTCCACCATTTAAGATCTTTGATTCAAAATTTTGCAGTATCATTTTTAACCTTTTATATATTATTTTTATTTTTTAAAATATGGATACTTTCATCTAAAAAGTCTTTAAAATCAATAGTATCCATTTTTAATATATCACTGTAAGAAAAACCAATAGCTTGAGATATTATCACTATTGCTTTTTTTACATCGCTCCATTCAAATACAAAAAATCATTTACCGCCGCACTTAGTAAAGAGTAATCTTTTAATTCCATATCATCTAACTCTTCTATACTAACTCCACTTAAATTTGAAATCAAAACCACCTCTTTTTCAATAGGGTTTTCAATCATACCTAAAGCTTTAATATCTCTTACTTTTGGTACTCTAATTTGTATCTCTTTTTTATTACTTAATTTAACTTTTTTCATTTTTAACCCTCAACTACTTTTCTAGTCTCTTCAAGTAAATCTTTCCCATCAATTCTTACAATATCTTTTTGTTTATCTATCTCAACCATCGGTTTTCCAGCTAACTCTTTTAACCAATAATGGGCAAAAATATTAAGCTCAATCTCATAAACTTCCCCATCTTTAGATTCATTTTCTTTTATATCAAAAGAGCCTTTTAGTACATCTCTTCTAGCTTTTGCTCCATCATCTGTACTTAAAGCTTTTGAGAAGATGATATTTATATCATCTAGTTTTGCAGCAGCTTTATAAAGAACTTTATTTGTAATAGTTACTTTTGCACTAGCTTCAAGCTCTTCAATAGCACCATAAGTTTTTTTATATGACCCTGCTGCACCACTACACTCAACCCTTTTAAATTTTAATTCAGGAGAGGTGTAAGTAGCTACACCTATAAACCCTACACCTTCTATATAAACATTTGATTTTACAATTACATCATTTTTTTGGTTTTGCATAATTTTCCTTTTTAACCTAACATTTTATAAACTACACCAGCATACTTATCAACTTTATTAAAAGTAATATGGATAAGTTTTGGACTTGGCATCTCTTGAGCTTCAATTATAAAATAAAACTCACCAGCTGTTATTCTCTCTTTAGTTGTTCTATCCAGATCTAACTCCACATTAAATCCTATCATCACATCATCTCCAACTAGGCTATTCATAAAACCTCTTAAAGAATCTTTTGCAGCATTTAACATATTTAGATCAGTATCTATAGCAAAAAATACACCATCAATAACAGCTTCAGCAGCAAGGTCAAAAATCCTTACCCTTCTAGCATCTTGCCAAATAGAATCGGCACTTGTTGTTGAGTATTCCCAAGTTTTAAAACCTTTATAGTGGATAAAACTCATTATTTGCTTTTGTGTTAATGGATCTGTTTCATCTGATCTTCCAGCAAAAAACTCACTTGGAGATGAAACACCACTTATTGATAAGTTTCTATTTGATATAGATTTACTATAACCTGTTTTAGAACTCCCATCTACACTAGATCTAAGCCATCCTAAAACAATCCCACTATCATACTCTTCTTCTTGCGCTGTATCTGTATTGAAAATTTTTACACTACACTTAGCAACTGTAATTCTATCACTTCCAAAAGAATCTCTTTTAGTTATCGCTTCCCCATTATCTTTTGCATATAGATTTATAAAAGTTCTAGCTTTTAAGATTTCACACACATCATTTATGGCATTGTTTATATCTAAATCAAATTTATCTAAAGTTCCTACTATAATATCAGGTTTATACCCCGTAAGTGAAGGGGCTGTTTTTATACCATTTATAGCTTCTATAAAATTTGCTTTATTTACAGCTTCATCACTATCTATACTAGATACACTAACAATAGTTGGAACAATTAAACCAAATTTATCCATTCCTACTTTTAAATATTTTTTTAAATTACCCGTATCACTACTAAGTGCATTTTCTTTATCAAAAAACTCTAATGCTTTTTTAGGGCTGTCAAAACCATATACTCCTGCTTGTGCAACACTACTTGTAAGCACTAGTGCAATAGGAAGTGTTGAACTTACACTTATAGGTCTTGCAGCTGTACTTGTAATCTCTGTTACAACTCCTCTTTTTATACTCATTTTTTTCTCCTAATAAATTTATTGTAATAATTATTTAATATACTTCTTACTCTATACCACACCAACAATACTCCCCTTAGCTTCTAAAGCTAATTTTCTAGCCTCTTTTAGTTCACTAAGTTTTACCTCTACTATTCTTTTACTTTTAAAAGGTTCTGCTAATTTCCATAGTGCTTTAGTTTTATTCTCTTCATTTGCTAATGCTATAGCATCTGCTAAATCCCCTCTACTTTTAGGATCAGCATAAAAAACTTTTCCTAAGCTTGTTGTAACTGTTAGCTTATTTAAGCTTTCTTCTTTTTGTGCCTTTGATCCTATTTTTATATCTTGTACAAACTTTTTTGTTTGTACTACTAACATATTATTTACTTTTTTACTTTTAGTTATATAAGGTTTAATTTGTTTTTGTATTACTATCATTAAGCTTCCTTTTTTAAAGATGTTGTTATAGGTGCTAAGATTTTAGTATCTTTATCTGCTATGATTTTTCTTTGTATAAATTCACCCTCTATATTATCCTGACCTGCTAGGGTTGTTGATATTTTAGATCCATCAAATGTTTTATTTAATATTTGATTTGTTTTAAAAGTATCCATAAGTCCTACTCCTGTGGCAGGGGATGTTTGGGCTTTATGGGTAATATTATATTTTTGAGTAGTTTGCTCTGTATTTTTTGCTATTGCAATATAGATATATTTATTACCTGATGTGTTTGTACTAGGTTGATTATTTTTGCATTCAAAACCAGTTGAATTAAAATCTATATAATCAAAGTTTTCTTCAATAAAGTTTCTATTAGCTCTTACAGAATTATCACTACCTCTTTGATAATCAAATATTAACCATTCACCAGTATCATCAATTCCTTTAATCATAATCCAAGCAGGTTCAAATCCACAATCAATATTATTTCCACTTGTTCCTGTACCTGTATATGAACCTACTTTACAAACTTCAGGTACAGATTTAAATGAGTAACATATAAATTTTTCATTTGCAAAATTTGTCCAATGAGAATTGTGTCCTAAAGAAATGCTTGATGAATTTGGTAAAATACCATGATAATTATTAGCTTGGTATCCATTATTTTTTTTAGGATATTGTTCATTTAAAACTAAATATTCATTTTGAGTAAAATTAGAAGACCAAACCCACCATCCATGAGTATTTACATCTCTATTTTTTATAATAATAAATTCTGGAGTAGATCCTAATCCATGTCCAATAGTACTATTAGAATTACCATTCCCTGTATATGATATAGCACTCATAAAGCTATTACTCATAGTACTAGAGGTGATTGTTCCATCTGTATTATTTGTATTTTTATTTGGTAATGAAGCGCACCAAGCTACATGAGTGCTTCCATTAGTATTAATTCTTCCATTAAAATCAAGACTAAATGAGTTACTATTAAAAGCTGTCACACCGTTATTATTAGCTGCATACTGTTCCGCACCTGCAACATTTGTAACCAAACTTCTATTTGTTCCACGAATACTATCAAACAAAGAATGGTACTGCGTAGCATCCCTACTTTTAGCCCATACAAAATCAACACCTGTATCTATATTATTTAAGCTGATAGTCTGGTTACCGCCATTACCAGTATAAAGGACCGTATCAAATTCTTTATTACTTATACCATGTTGTATAGTGCTTTCATTAACACTATCTACATCAACATATCTATTTACATCCTTTAAAAATATTTTTTGACCTTGTGTTATAAGATTTTGTTTTTTATTTAGTACACTTATATTTGTAGTTGTTGGTGTATCTATAGTTATACAAGATTTATCATTTTGTTTTTTATAAGCTTTTTTAGGTTTATTATTTAAAGAAAAAGATGAAATATCTGCTGTAAATTTGCTAATCTCTTCATTGTATAATCTTTGAACCTCTGAGTTTGTTAAGGCTTTATTAAAAATACGAACTTGGTCTATTGTACCATTTATTCCATATCCAGTAGGTATATTAGAATAAGCTCCAATATGTAGTAGTTTTGTAGATATATTTGGTGTTGTATCAGTTATAATTCCAAGTAGTATATTATCCATATATACTTGATATGTTGTTTCATTATTTGTTATAACCACATGGTGAAATTGTCCATCACCAGTTTTATGTGAAGTATTAAATATTAAATTACTACCTACAGCATCTCCTCCTATTCTTACACTAGGCTCAGCAATTGATGGCAGGTATATATAAAATCTTCTTGTTGTATCATTATCTCCTGAAAATAACATATTATAATTATTTTTTGAATCTTTTTGTATTTTAACCCAAGCAGATAAAGTCCAATTTTTTCCTATAGTTATATTTGGAGTTTTTATATAATCTCCACTACTATTATTAAGTTTAATTCCTTTTTCTAATTTACCATCTAAATATATAGGACTCCCAAATACACTAGCATTATATTTCCCACCTAAATCATTAACATTACCATTAAATTGATATGTTGCTATAGCTGAATTATCCCCAAATATATCATGTGTATTAACACCTGAACCCATAGATGAAGTAATTGTACTTAAAGTTCCTTCTTTCCCATCTATAACTAATTTATCTCCTTCATAAAGATTTGTTCCTGTAGTTACTAAACTTGTAGTTGTACTTGTAGAGTCTATATTTAACTCTAAAGGTTCTCCACTTATAATTTTATTAGCTGATGTTTGTACACTTGTAGATATATTTATATTTGTATCTAATTGTGCAGATGTGGGAGCTTGTGTTAGGTTAAAAGAAGATATATCTGCTTTATATTTATCTTCTGTTGTATTAATATCATATTTATATAATTTATCAGTTAATCTACTATGTGTAAAAATATAATCTCCAGCAAAACAAGAACCCCTTGAACCGTCCTCAATATTCATAGTTGTTACTAGAGTTAATTCACTGTATAAATCAAAAGGAGTAGCTAATTTATAAACTTTTAAAAGTGCGGTATCATAGGCTGTTAAAATATACGAACCTGTCTTGGAAAAAGAAATATGATAAGCTTCATTAAAAGGGGCAATGTTTTTTTCTTGCTTAAATACAGCACTGCTAACATCATAGGGAATACTCATAGAATATTCTCTTATGGCAATATTTTTATCATATCTACTTGTGTACCATATTTTTTTACCATCATTGCTAATATTTACAGTATATGCTTTAAAATTATCTGTAAAACCATTAACCCCTGAATTTTGTTGTATTTTTGTAGAAGTAATATCAAAAGGCTTTGAAAATACCCAATGATAAGTAGCATCCATAGTTATTCCTGAAGCAAAAAGGTGGACACCATCATTTGACCATGTAAAACAAGTATTAGAATTAATATTTGTTGTATTTGTAGTAGTTATATTTGTAATATCAAAGGGTGCTGAAAATGTAAGTTCAGTTAAATTTTTAGAGTTATTATCTGTGAAGTAGCATTTCAATCCATTAGGGCTGAAATATAATCCTTCAGGTACAGATGTAATATATTCAGTTTGTTGTAACAACGCAAGTGTAGAACCGTTAATATTCTCTATATTTACATCTCCAACTATATTTTTACTATAACCATCTTTATTATTTCCAAGCCATAACTCTTGATTTTGTTTTATCTCTTTATAGCTATCTAATCTATCTTTTGTACTACTAGAAGCTATAGGTATAATTTCCCCTTTATGTAAAAGTGTTGTCTCCCCCACAACTTTTAAATCATCAACCTTAGTCTCCACTTCCTTATAAAAAGCATTATCCTTTAAAGCTAAAGCATCAGTCCCATCAAACTCAAATCCATCCATATCTTCATTATTTGCTTTTAAATCAGCATTAGATAGTGTAAACTCCTCATAAGGTAAAAAGAAAACTGTAAATTTATATGTAAAGATATCACTTAAAGCACTACCTATTTTATAATAAACCTCTATTGTAAGCTCTTCATTTATATCACTTGATATTTCATGTGCTTTTAGGGTTATTTCCCCTGTATTTTGATCTAAAGAGATATCTCCTTTTGTTGTTGTTACAAAATATTTTGTATATTTATCAAAATCTTCTATTTTTAAAGTTAAACTCTGAGATTCATTTAGACCTGTTGGTAGATCTATTAAGTTATTATTTTGTAGTAGTTTTACTTTAGGTTTATTTAGTATTGATTGGGTATTAATTTGCTCAGTTATCTCTTGTAAACTTTTACCCTCTAATTTTAAGGCATTCTCAGCCATTGCAACTTTACCTGAATCATAAGCATCTTTTATCTTATTTAATGCTTCATCTTTTCTTTCATCTATAGAATCAAAAGCATTATCATATTTATTTAATAAATCAGTTGCCGTCTCATTTAACTTTGCAATCTCTACAGCTGTATCATCCATGTGTTATCACTCCTTTTTCAATTAATTTATCGTGTAGATCAAGAAGAGAATTTGTATTAGCTACTACAGGCAATAAAAAAATCTCTTTTGCTTCACTTTGTGTTATGTATTCATTTGCTTTATAAATTATCTCAGCTTTTTGGCCACTTACTGTAAGTTTTACAACTTGTTCTCCACCAACCCCTTTAACAAACTGAATTGAAGGGGTTTGTATCTCTGTTATAATTAAATCATCATCACTAAGAACTCTTATTTTTTTATTCCAAGATGTAAAATGATTCTCTTTTGGAATAATACATATAACACTTAATACCCCTTCATCATCAAAATAACTACTATGTATATCATTTGTATAGTAGCTTTGATCATTTTCATCTATAAGGCTAAACTTTTTTATTTTTTCATATAATTCATCTTTTAAAAGTTTTAATCCTTGTTCATGTGGTAAACCCACTAGATTGTCCATACAACACCTCCTTTTATTTTAAAATTTGTACTCATATCAAAATCTATTTTATTATTTAAATCTATTTTGATATTACTGTTTGAATAAACTTTTATTTTTTGTGTTTGTTTTTTAAAATTGATCTCATTTTTTAATTTTAAATTTGTAGTATTAGCTCCAAAAAATTTAAAATGATAAAAACTATCTTCTAGCTTTATATTAAAATAATCAAATACACTCCTTGCGTTTTTTGACATTTCAATTAGTTGTTTCATTTTTTTAAACTTAGAATCACCAAACTTTTTATCACTATCAATTTTTAAAATTAAATCAACCATAAAATGATATGGTTCTGCTCCGTACTCATACCACTCTTTTTTTATAGCCTTATAGCTTATAGATTCCAAAGCTTTTTGCAATGAAGATACAGTTCCTTGATGCCTTTTTATATCAAAAGCACTACCTATTAACTCTCTTATTTCATCTTCACTTAAATTACTAATATCTAAGCTATATATGTATGCTAAGTGTGGTAAAAACTTTTTATTACAAGTTAAAGGAAATAGATCATAGGTGGTTTTTTTAAGTTCTTGTAGCCTTAAACTTCCCACTTTATCACAAGCCTTTTCCAATTTTGTTGCATTTGGTGGAAGTAGATTTATATAACTCATCTTACAATTGCCTCTTTAAAATCTAACTCCAATAAAAGCTTTATAATCTGTGTATCTTCTATCCCCACATCTTCATTTATATTTGTGCTAACTTTATATACCCCATCAATATGCAAATTAGATATAACTTCACTACAAATTAGATCTTCACCTATTTTAAAAAATCTATTAAAATTATTTGAAATCTCATCTTTTATTGTTTGTTTAGAATTTAGATCATATATCTCTATTGTTGCTTTTATTGATACATTTTTTATCTTAGCTTGTTTTACGATTACTTTATCACTTAAAGGTCTTACTCTCTCTTCATTTAAAGCATTAGTAACTTTTAAAATTAAAGTATCATCTATATCTTCTTTACTTGCTATATATATTTCAACTGTGGCAAAATCTGCTATAAAAGTTTTAATACTTTTTAAAAGCTCATCTTCATCTTTATTTAAAAATAAAGGTAGATACTCTTTTGCATCTTTTATGGCACTTTTTACTTTCACATCATCAATTTTGGCATCAGCTTTATATGTATAGTATTTATAAGTCTCAATCGCACCAGCGGTTGAGCTTCTATTTATAGATAATATTGCCCTATCTAAAAACTCCTTATCTGTTTCATTTTCTATTCTTGTAAGACCCCCATAAAATGCAAAAATAAAATTATCCAAATCAGCTCCACTACTAAAGTGTGGTAACATCTTTTTTATTTTCTCATTTTGTGCTTTTCTATCATGTAACTCTTTATAAGCTAAACTTTGTGATACAATTGTAAGCATATCGCTTTGGGTTGGTTCCCAATCAGGTATAAAAGCTTTAAAAGTATCTATATTTAGCTGTATTAAATCCTCTAACCCCATGTTATTAATAACACTAGGGTTTGGTAAATTAAATCTATTATCCATATAATTCAACCTTTATTTTTACTTCTTTATCATTTGTATAAAAAATCTTCAAATCTTTTATATCAACCCTTTTATCCCATAACTCTTCACTTATTGAATCCCTTGTAGATTCCAAGATTGCTTTTTTAGCTTTTAAGATCCAAATATCATTTAAATCTTTATCTATAAGCTTATAAAATTCACTTCCAAAAGTTGGACGACCTACGCGACTACCTAGAGGTGTTTCTATCATAACTGCTAAACTTTGTATGGGTGTTAATAAAAAATTATTAGAAACCACCACATCGTTACCATGAACTTTAAAATCCTTTAAAGCATCATTAAATATTTGTTTTATAGCCATACACCTAACCTTTTTTTTTATTTAGTTTAGGGTCATTTCGGACACGATCTATTTTAATTTGATTTTAGAAAACATCCATCTAAGACCAAAAGTTGCCGTAACAATTCCAATCAATAACCACATATACCAATCTGGTGTTTTACTTAAAACCTCAAAACCTTTTAAAATATCATCTTGTAAAGATGGGATAAAAGCAGCAATAAGGGGTATTGAAAAAAGTATTACAAACCACTCATCTTTCCATGTGTATTTCATATTATTTTGAGCATTTGCATCCCAATTAGCTTCTATTTTTTGACCTTGCTTTGCTAGTTCAAAATTTATATCTAGTTTTTTCATTTTTATTTCATGCTCTTTATCTAAATATTTAGCTTCATTTTGAATTTTTAAAGTTTTTCTTTTTTGCCATTCTTTTATGGGTTCTTTTGCAATATCGGCAATAAAAGAAAACGGATTTAATCTACTTAACCAACTCATTTTTTAACCCCTTTTATAATTTCTCCAAGATTATCAATCTTTTGTTCTATTGTTTTTAAATGTAACTCCAACATCTCTTTACTTACAAAAGATGAGTAAGCTTCTTTTGAAGATATGGCTTCTTTACATTTTAGTTTGATCTCTTCAATCTTTTTATCATTTATATTTTGTTTTTCTTCTAGCTTTGTTATCCGCTCAGTATTGTTTTTCCCTTGAAATTTAATAGTAAAATATGAAGCCATCCAAGCCCCTAAGATACTGATAAACCAAATAAATATTTTTAAATCTTCCACATTTTTCCTCTATAATTATCCCGCAAATACATTGCCACTACCACTTGCATTTGAACTTCCACAACTAATACTATCCCCAACCCTTGCTAAAGCTTTATTATTAACAAAAACACTAGAACTCCCACTAGCTTGAGAACCCCCATGGGGAGGTACATTAGGACAGGCATGGGGTAACCAACTATCTCCAACCCTATGGGCATTTTTATTATTTACAAAAACATTAGCACTACCACTAGAATTTGCCCTTGGTGGAAAACAACCATGTCCTGTACAAATATCTCCTAGTCTTACAACACTTGCTCCCATATGAAATCCTTTAATTTAAATCTATTCTTGCACCATCAATATCAATATTTCCACCAGCTTTTATGGTAATATTTCCACCAGCTTTTATATTTATATCCCCAACACAATCAACAGATAAAGTATTTGTACTAACATCATAAAAAGTAGTAGTACCATCTTCATAAACACTAATCTCTTTATTCTCATTTGCCCCATTTGGTTCTTTAAAATTTTTATTGAAAATAGAAGGTATAATAATTCCAAAATCACTATTTCCATTAGGACAAAATACACAAACTTGCTCATCAACCCTAATAGGTACAAATTTTCTTTTAAAAGAATTAGCAATACTTAATATGGGAAGAAAATCAGTGGTTCGACCAAGTAGATTAACTTTTGCTAATGCTTTGCTTGGATCTATCTGTTTTATTGTTCCAATTTGTAAAAAATTATTTAATCTTCTTTGTATCTCTGAATCGTTCATTTTTTCCCTTTATTTTAAAAGCTATATCAAATTATAAGAAAATAAGAAAAATTAGTAATTCTAAATAAATGCTATATAGACAAATTGAAAAATTCTTATTTTTTAAACAAAAAAAACTAGACTAATACAAAAAAATTTTCAAAAATTAAAAGCTAAAAAAGTGATAAAAATTTATTTAGAATAGTTTATGTGAAATGTTTAAATGGTTTTTTTAGAGTAAAACCAATTTAAACATTATTTAAAGATAAAAAGTTTACAAATCAATACCAATTCTTCTTAAGTCTTCATCTCCCATCTCAGACCAAATTGTACTTTTTGCATACTCATCTAAGTATCTATCATTTTTTATAAGTTCTATAGATGTAAATGTATAATTACAAATTGAGCATTTTCTAAATCTTTGTGTATTTGTACCTTTTACTGTTTTTTGTACCTTTGTTTTATCATTTGCGCATCTTGGACACCACATTTTAAAATCCTTTAAATAATTATTTTTTAGACTCTCTCAAGCCAACCAGCAAAAAATCTCTCTTGTGTTTTATCATTTTCAACAATTTGTTTAAACCTACAAAACTGTAAACCATTTAAAGTTTTAAGTAATCTTTTTGAGTCCACTTTTGATATGGCTTTTAAGCTAAGTTCCCCTAACCAACCATCAATTTTTAGATCTTTATATAACCTTTCATTACGATTTAAAAGGTTTAAAGCTTCTTGTAAAATTTTCCCTGCACTTTTTACCCCCATAATAACAGCTGTATTAAAAATCTCCATAGCTATTTTTTCATTAGCTATTCTTTCAAGTCTTAATGTGGGTGTGGAAAAATAATCTTTTAGATATATATCTTTTGCTTCTTGTAAAGTTAATAAAAATATATCAAGATCAGGATAAACCCTTTTACTTATCCCATATTTCGTTTCTCCACCCCTATCATAAGAATCATTTACATATCCACCCTCATGTCCTATAACTTCTTTAAAAGCTTTTTCAAAATGCCCTTTGTTCATATTACATCACCTTAAAAACAGGGCTTTTTTGTTTAATATCTAAACATAATTTTAGATTATCATTATCTAAAGCCATCTCTTTTAGCTTAGTAAGAGGTTTGATTTGTGTTCTTATATTTACTAAATCTTTATATCTATTTCCCAAAATATCATGGAGTTTTTTATTATCTTTAACTTTTATATCCCAATCATATTTGATATTTAGCGTATTATCATCAACAATTAAATTAATACTTGCATTATCTTTTTCATTTAATTCAATCTCCCCAAATTTAGCTAAAAGGGTTTGTATATTTTTAAGCTTTTGTTTTATACTTTTTTCTTGATTTTTTAGATTTATAAAACGCTTAATGGCATTTTCTATTTTTCTATTTGTTTTTTGTGTTTGTGATTTACCAATTTTAATTTCTAACAT